AAGGCTTGAAAAGCTATGTCATTTGCAAGGCTGCAACCCTCGCGTTCTTAAATTATAGCATCACGATTCCTCGATGTTGATGTGATTGATGTTTCACGTGAAACGCCGACTTTGTTTCCGTCCCTGTCACGTCGCGCCAAGTTCCGAATCGTTGCTAGGTGGTTCTTGTAGCTCTTTCCAGTTGAAGCCATGTAGGCGCTGAGCCTTTCGATTCTCTCTTCCCAGTCCGTGGGGAACTCCGCTTGCAGCTTCTCCATGTCTGTGTCGCTGAGAAGGACGTTCTTGTATTCGCCGTACTTGTGGCGCGTCTCCTTCTTAGTACTTGATTTTTTAGTATTTGATTCTTTAGTACTTTGTTGTTTAGTACTTAATTGTCGGACGTTTTCTACCCCTAGATTTTCTACCCCTAGATTTTCAACCCCTAGGTTTTCTACTCCTTGTTTTCCTACCTCTTGTTTTCCCATCTGGGCTTTCTCGAAAATGTCATAGACGTATTCGATTCGCCCTGATTCAGTCTCGTTCGGCATCTTCTTAGTGACAACCAGATACCCGCACGATTTAAGCTCGCCAAGGGTGCTTTTGACAGCCGTCTCGCTTTCCTTGCATATCGCTACAAGACCGCTGATTGAATAGTCCCACGTGTCGGGAAGCGATAACATGACTGAGAGAAGGCCTTTCGCCTTTAGCGACAAGCGCTTGTCCCTCAAATGCTCGTTGCTCATGACCGTGTAATTCTTTGTCTTGTTCACACGTATGACGCTCATTTTTACACCCCATATGCGAAAGCCCCGTCACAGGTTGCGGCTGCGACGGGGCTTTCTATTTTTCATGCCGTGAAGGCTTGAAAAGCTATGTCATTTGCAAGGCTGCAACCCTCGCATACCAATGATTATAGCATCACGATTCCTCGATGTTTATGTGATTGACGTACGCCATAAGCTTCTTCTTGAGCTTGTACTCGGGCGTCTTGAAGCCCTTGCAGTCTTCCACGACAACCTTACCGCCGCGATGGTAAACGAAGTCTGCGACGTACTTCATGCCACGGTATTTCACGCCGTCGCATTCGAAGCTCGGCAAAAGCTCGAACGGCACCTGAAGGCGAAGGCCCTTAATCTTCCCCTCTTCCTCCAGGGCGCGGAGCCTCGTGTACCGCTTGGCCTCCCTCGCGCTGTCGAACTGTATGCCGTCAACGGTAGTCTTTTTAGCATTAAATTTATTCCTCATACTCAACTCCTATCATCAGCATACCTCCAGTGATAGCCGCCGCTAGTTTGTGTAATGCCACATGCTGCATGACTAATGGCTGTGCTATTACCGCCAATAGCTTTTGCCGCTTCTGTACCAGAGTTGTATAGTGTCCCCGTTTCTACGCAAATTACAGCTTTTCGGTTCCGATGTATTTTGCCTCGGTGCGCTTCACTTATTTTTCTCTTGGTTTCAGCACTATGGTGAACGCCTTTCTTTGCTTCACTGATTTTCAGCCGTGTTTCGTGGCTAAAAAGCCTCCCTTTTTCCGTTTCGCTGATTTTGTGCCTGTGCTCAGCACTTAAGTGCTCGCCGTACCACGGACTATTGGAACCTTTGCGCGCTTCACTCATCTTCCGCCGTGTTTCGGGACTACGATGTTTCCCTTTTTGCGCTTCGCTGAGTTTCCGTCGAGTTTCGGCACTAGGGCGTACCCCTACTGCAATGCATTCGCCGCCAGTGCTATGATTATACCCGTGCTCAGGGTTTGTCGAGTCGTACTCAGCGATGAGTTCAATTTCCAAGTCGCACGCCTGCTGCTTGGTCAAACCGTTTTCCACGATTTCGTGCTCGATGTTCTCCCAGCCGTATTTCAGGATTGCACTATAGAAATGCTTGTTCTGTTTATACCCGCTGCCACTCTGCCAGCGTTTCTCAGGCTTCTTACCCGTAATCCCGATATATACTTTTCCGCTTGGCGTGGTATGCTTGTATACGGTATACATGGCTCTCTCCTTGTATGCTGACGGCGGGTGGCTGACCAGATGCTACCCGCCTGTTTCTTTCTCTACTTTAGCCTAGGCCACGTAGTTGCGCCCGACTATGCCTATAAATTCGTCGAGCGTCCAGCCGTAGTGCTCCATCGCCTGCTTCTGCGAAACCTCTTGCAGGTACTTCTCGAACGGGCGGTTGAAGTGCACCGCATAGTCGCTCATGTTGTGCGCGTCTGGCGATAGGAAGACGTACAGGCCAAGCTCGATTGACTTCTTGCGGTTCGGGCCGTGGAAGACCTCGTGACGTACGAGCCACGGTTCGCGCTCGTCGTACCATTCAATCAAGACCCCGTGCCGCTCGTCATACCATTCGCCGCACCCGAGGATGCTGTGCTCTCTCATTCCTCGCCCTCCACGTACTTCAGCCGTGCGATTTCCTCGCGCGTGAGAACCGGGATGCCCTGCGCTTCGCATTCCTCCCGCGCCCCGTCGATGAGCCGCGAGAACTCAGTCGAATCCATGTGCGAGGAACCCTTGTAGACGCGGTAATGGGTGAACTCGCGACCGCCAGCGAAACCCGTTCCGATTTCCTCGTAGTAGCGGAAGTAGCCGGACACGTCGATGTCGGAATGGACGCTCACGACCTCGAAAGGCGCGTGCTCCCTCAGCATGCGGAAGTGAAGCTCCGAGGTCGGTATCTTCAGCACTCTGCCGAGCTGGTTGACCATCGACCAATAGTAGGCGTTCTGTGTCAGCGTACGCTTGCGCTTGCGCTCCTTGATTTCGTAAAGCTGCTCGCCCTTCGGCTGCTCGAAAAGCCAATGGATTATTTCCTCGGCTGTGCCAATTATGCCGCCCATCATCCCGCGTCGCCCCCTTCCCAATGAGGGGCGGAATGCTTCAGAGCACCCCACCCCGTTTCAGTCTTAAAAAGGCAAATCATCGCCGTAGAACTCGGACTGCGGGGCCTCGGCGTAGGCCTGCCGGGCGTTCCACTGCGGCGCGGGCTGCGCCTGCTGTGGCGGCTGGTAGCCCTGCTGCTGCTGCGGCTTGCGGTTCTGCATAAGCTCGATTTCGTTGGCGATGATATCGACCTTCGAGTGCTTCTGGCCGTCCTTCTCCCAGCTCGAATAGTGGAGCTTGCCCGCGACCGCGACCTTCATGCCCTTCGTGAGGATGTCGCTCAGCGCCGTGGCGCGGTTTCCGAAGGTGACGCACTCGAAGAAGTTGGGAACGTCCTCCCACTGCCCCGAAGCGTTCTTGCGGCGGTCGTTGACCGCGATGCCGAAGCTCAGAACAGGCGTCCCGCTTGCCGTGCTGCGAAGTTCAACATCCCTCGTCAAATTTCCAACGACTGAAACGTGGTTGATGCTCATTATTCGACACCCCCCTTGTTGTTCAGCTCTTCGAGCTTCTTGTCGTATGCGTCCCCCATGATGTGGCGGAAGACGGCGCTGGTGGTCGCGTCGTTCCATGTGAGATATTTGCCAGACCAATCGGTGCTCGCCCTGTTGAGCAGAACGTCCTTGACCATTTCCAAGTCTAACTTCGCCTTCAGCAGATTTTTGTATTCAGTGTTCGTGATTTGAACCGTGTTCTCCATTTTTCATCGTCCCTCTCTATTTGTCGGTTGCGAAGACGAAAGCCCTGCAACCCTTCGTGTCGTTGTAGATGCTAAGCCCCGTTATCTGGCCGCTCTCGATTCTGACCTTCTCGCAGCGGAAATTGTCGTAGCATTGAAAGCGCCCGTTCTTACCCTGCTTGACGTTGCACTTATCGGCGGGAACCCAGATGAACGGGGCCGTGTAAAGCTCGCGCCCGATGCCGAGCATGAAGCCAGCACGCTTGAACGCATCCGAAGCGCGACCCTTCTCGGCTTCCATGTTGGAAGGCGTGCCGTTCGACTGCTTGGCAATCCACTGGGATTTTTCCTCGTCCCATATCTCGATGGTGCAGAAGAGTTCGCCGTTTATGCTCTGGTACGAGTTGCGCCACCCAGTCATTCCGAAAGTCTCGTCAAGGATGCGCATATCGCATCGGCTGTCCTTATACAGCAGAAGCGCCACGCCCTTCTGGCTGCATTGCGCCACGCGCACCTCGATTTCGTCTGCCCTCAGCTCGCGCATATCACTTCACCTGCAGGCTCTCGTTGGTGACGATTTCGGCGTGCTCGATTTCACGCCCGTCAGCCAGAGCAGCCTTGATTGCCGTGCGGTTAGGCGTAGGCTCCTTGAACGTCAGCAAATCGCAGGCGTTCTCACGTGCCCAGCCGATGAAGGAATCATCGAGCTGAACGCTCTTGGCCTTGCGGTAGCTGCAACGGAGCCTTGGGGATTCGAACTTCTGGCCCTTCAGCGCGTAAACCAGAAGGTTCTTGATGCGCTCGGCCTTGTTCTCTACCGCCTTGCGGCGCTGTGCGAGGTTCTCTTCCTCCTCCTTCATGGCCTTCGCTTCGGCTGCGAGGTTCTTGTATAGACAGCCGATGTTCTCAACCTTCTGCGTGCGCTCCATCTGCAACTCGTCGAAGCGCTTCTCGTCCTCGATTTCGCCCGTCTCCATATCGACCAGAGACATGATAGAATCGTCTATCTCGTAAATGCTCATACCCATGCCGTTGCCCCTTTCTCTCTCAGCTCTTCAAGCTCTTCGTCCGTGTAAAACACGTCCTTGCCTTCGAACAGCCTGTTAATCAGGTCGTACAGAGCCGTCATGTGCTCCTTGGTCGGGTTGCCCCTCTCCATAGTCTTCACCGTCCCCGAAAAGATAGTCGAGCGTGAATGCCGCACCGTTGCGCTCTTCCAGCTCAGATTGAATTGCCATCATCTCACCAAGTCGAAAAGGCTGCTTGCCGGAAAGAAGGCGAAAAACCGTGGGAACCGACTTACCGATTGATTCGGCAATATCTCCGTTCGTCATGCCAGCACGTGCGATTTCCGCTTTGAGATTCTTGTACATCACTCCACCTCCTTATGTGCTCAATGTGCGCACTTATGTGCTCCAACAATTTCCATTATAGGTATGATTTTTCAAATTGCAATAGATTTTTCTAATTTTGTTATCATTTACTATCAAAAAATGAGCACGCGTGCTCTGCATCGAGCTTGAGCGCCTCAGCCGGGGCGACGGAGCAGACCAGCAGCGCATACTGAAGGCTTTCCAATTTTCGGACACGAAGATAATCACCTTGACCAAGACATACGACTTGGCGGGGGACGATTCATTCGATGAAGAGTTCTTCGAGTTCGGGCTTTTCATGAGCCGAAGAGAATACAAGATGATAAAAAAGCGCCTGTATCGCGGAAGGATACAAGCGCAGAAGGAAGGATATTTCATTGGGTCGCGCCCACCTTACGGGTACGACAAGAAGAGAATCGGCAAGGGCTATGTGCTGGTACCGAACGAGAACGCGGAAGTCGTGCGATATATCTTCAGAAGGTACGCGCAGCGCGAGACGGCGGCGAACATCCTGCACGACCTGAACAACATGGCCATCCCGACAGTGACCGGCACGAAGTGGACGGCCTACGCGATTCGCGAGGTCATCAAGAACCAGACGTACATCGGGAGGATAAACACGAAGACTGTCCGCTGCGAGAAGTCGATAAAGGACGGGAAGGTCGTGCAAAGATGGCTCAACAACTACGAGCCAGTGACCGTCGAAGGAAGGCACGAGCCGATAGTGGACGAAGAGTTGTTCTGGAAGTGTCAGGAAGTCCGCGACAGCAAGAAGACGAGAACGAGGTCAGACCAGACGCTGAAGAACCCATTCGCGTCGATAATGTTCTGCAGCGTGTGCGGTAAGACAATGCGCAGAACCCACTATGATTACAAGGGCGAAAGAACGTTTTACTACGGATGCCAAACGTCGCGCTGCGAGACGAAGAACACATTCACGCACGTCGTATATGACATGGTGATTGACGAACTCAAGAAGGAACTGGAACGCCAGCAGGTAGTGCTCGCTGATTACGACACGACACCAGAAAAGGACACTAGAAAAGACGAACTCGAAATGCTCAGGGATGAGCTTGGCAAGAAGTCGATGATGCTTGAGAGGGCGTGCGAAGCATACGAGACCGGAATCTACGACCGCCAGACGTATCTGGAACGAGTCCAGAAGGTCAACGCCGCGAGGGCGGAACTTCAGGCAAGGGTCGAGGAATTGGAGAAGAGCATCGAGGAAAGCGAGGAAAGGCATGCGAAGGCCGTGCCGATTCTCACGAGGGTTGTCGAGGAAATGCACACCTTGGAGCCAAAGGAGCAGAACGACCTGCTCAAGATGATTGTCGATAGAATCGAATATGAAAAGACTGAGTCGGGCGCGGCGATAGAACCAACGCTCCGAATCAGTCTCAAAATATAATCTTTCCACCATCATGAGGGGACGCATTTATGCACCCCTCCATGATTCCAGAGACATAATTAAGGCGGATAGCTCATGGCTACCCGCCTTTTTCTTATTTAAGGCGGATAGCTCATGGCTACCCGCCTTTTTCTTATGTCAGTTGACCCGCTTCCACATGAAAACAGCCAGATACGGGGGCATGTTGTTGTGCGAACCGTCCCCGCCTGCGTACATCGTCTGCACGTTCCCGCCATGGCCTTTCTTGTCCTGTGCCTGAACCGTCATATAAGGCGTCGCATTGCCCGCCGCGTTGAGGTTGTCAATCTCATGGTTATGCTTCGGCATTTCGTCAACCGTCAGCGTGTGAGCAGCTTCGCCGCCCGTGCTGCCCGCCGTATAGGTGGTATCAGCTCCAAGCAGGAACCGCCCGCCGATGCGCGCCCACGTCCCACCGAACAATGCAGCGGGATTCGCGTCGGTCACGCTCAGGTAGATTGCCCCGACCGGGTAGGCTCCCTGAGCCGTGAGCCATGCCGAATCGCCGAGCTGCAAAACGTCCGATTGGCTTGGCAGGCAATTCACGCCGACGCTGGATTTCTTGGTGTCGATGAAAAAAGACGGGATGCCCTTCCCGAGCGTGAGGTTGTAGTCGGTCGATTCCAGCTTGTCCGCGACGGTCACAACGAAGTCGTAGGCCGAATCCCTATCGCACGTCACCGTTGATTGGATTGAATCCTCCAACTCGATTGGCGTTCCGTAGCTCGAGTCCGAGACTTTCTTGAACTTCGCCGAGATTGTCACGGCGTTCTTGCCGTTCAAATACGAGTAGCGGGCGTTCGCCGTGATGTACGTGGTCGGTTCGAAGTTGTTCAGGCGGTGAAGGTCGATGACGGCAGTCGGGGCGCTGTAATCATCGACTGTCACCTGAACCGATTGGCTAGCGGTGAACCCACGGCTGTCCGTTGCCGTGACTGCCAGGGCTTGCGAATACGAAACGTCCACAGCACCGAGTGAGACGGCCCCCGCAGCCTTCACGGTTTTCGTCACCCCGCCGAACGCTATAGCATAGCTCGCAATAGTCGCGCCCTTCTTCGCCGTTGCTTTCGGAATCGTCACGGTCAGCGTGGAGTGGTTCTGGATGATTCGGGACTTGTCCCCAGTCACCGCAACCGTTGCCGCGTTGGTGTCCTCATACGATACGGCTCCAAGCTCGGGCGCTGCGTCAACGACGTTCATCTTCCTGTCTGCACGCGAGTAGTACGCCGTGCCGTCGATGGTCGTTTTCAGAACGTATGTGACCTTCAGCGTCGGCGAATTCTTGCTCGCGTTGCGAAGGGTCGTGCGCTCTGAATCGGTGAGCTGCATCGTGTACGAGCCACTTGCCCCGCTTATCGCGCCAGCCCTCGTGATGCTGCCGCCCTCGAACTCGATTGAAACGTCGCACTCGAAGCTCGAAGGGTTGCTGTAGGTGAGCGTCGGGTTCGTCTCGTCGGTGAAGTCGTTTGCGGTCACGATGGTTGCGTTTCTGGCTATCCTGTCGAGCGAGATGGAGCCAGATGCCGTGATGCTCCCGACCTTCTTGCCGTCAATCGTGGCGTTGATGTTGAACGTGTCGGTAAGCTGCGCCGTCTTTGTTCCGTCCGCATCATGCGACACCCTATGGACGGTCGTGCCGAGAAGAACCGAGCCGCCCTTCTGGTTGATTGCCCCCGACGTGTATCCCTGCGAGACACCTCCGACCGAGCAGGTGTTCGTGCGCGAAGCGATGCTCAGCGAGTACGCGGAGCCGATGACGAGCGTGTGTTTGACCGTAACATCGGAATAATTGCCAGCCGAGTTCTGAACCGCGCTCCAATCCGCCCGCAGCGTATACCCTCGGTACGCGCCTGTGATGCTGCCACTTGATGCCATTGTTTTTCCTCCTTTCCTATGCGAGCGCGACGAACGCGATTCCTGTGCTTGCATCCGTCTGAATCGGTACCATCTTCATCAGACCGCCGATAGCGAGCGAGCTGTTGATGTACCCGTTCGCCATATAGAACACGCCGTCCGTCACGCCGTAGGTCGGGTTTCCCTGAGCGTCGTATCCCACAAGCCCCTGCGAAGCGTTGATTTCGATGCGCGAGCCGTCGTTGGCCCACATGCGCAGCCCGTCCTTGTCGAGCTGCCCCAGAAGCGAGCCGCCCGCCGAGCGAACCTCCATGGCCCCGTTGCCGTTTTCGGTACCTCCTAGCTTCAGCGTGCCGCCCTTGATTAAGTCAGCGACGAAGTTGATGACGTTGATGTTCTGCATGTTCATCGTGCCGTCGATACCCCACGCGCTCTCGAAAGTCCCAGCGATGCCGTTGCGCGAGAAGGCGATGCCGTTGTCATTAATCATGATGACGTTGTGCGCGTCCTCCTTCGGCAACGAGTCCAGCACAAGGATTTTCGAGCCGTCATAGATGACGTATGAAGCGCCCATCGACTGCGTGATGCTCTGGGTCACCGTGTCGGCGACGCCCTGAATCGCATTGTTGACCGTGCTCTGAGCGGCGCTTTGCGCAGACGATTGGAGCGACCCGGCAAGGCCGCTCAGCGTCTTTGTGAAGTTCCCGAACTCGATTTCGGTGTACTTGCCAAGAATACAGTCGTAGGTGAACCCGATGACGTTGGTCAGGATGTGAACCCCCAGCCGCTCGTCGATAACCTCCACCGTGTCACCGATGTCGGTCACGCGCTCCATATCGGCCTTGAGCGTGTAGTTGACCTTCGGCATGCAGTTCTTGTCGACGTAATCCTGCGCCTGCCGTCTCAGGTCATCGACGAGGGCCTTGCGGTAGGCGGTCTCGTCGTTGCCGTAATCTTCCTTGTTGATGTCCGATTGCGAGAACGAGACGGTCTTGGTGTACGGTATGTCCCATTTCTGCTCACTCTCGACGTATATCGAGGCGCTCGCGTCTTGGTCGTTGAGAAGGATGCCGTCCGCGCCTACTGGCAGCAGCTTCGTGACGACGCCGCTCCAATCTTCCTCGCACGTCAGTTCCTTCAGGTTCTTGCGGTACCTGACGGTCACGCCGTTGTCTGCGCCGATTGACTGGCGCAGCTCGATGCGGAAGTTGTCTCGCACCAGATGCCCGCCCCAGCGCTCGATGACCGTCTGGATTGCCTCGTAGAGCGACTTGCGGACGCAGCGGAACGAGTCAATCGTCTGAACGTCCGAGATGGTGGCGAACTCGCTCTTCGGCTCCGTCGCTTCGTTCAGGTGGTCTAGCGCAGCGTTCGCCGTCATGTCCACGACATACGAGTCGGCGATGAGGTAGTTCTTGGAGTCATAGAACACATGCCATGCCTTGAGCGAAACCTTTGTGCTCTTCTTGGTCGGGTTCGAGATGCGGAAAGCCTGCGCACCATGCGGCGTGTCGGCTACGATTATCCGCCCGCTCGTCAGGTAGTCGGCGTATTTGGTGCTCGCTTCAAAGTCTAGATAATAATCGCCGTTATCCTTCTTGGTCACCTTTGCCTTCGTCGGCAGAATGACTATATCTCCGTTGCTTGTGAAGCTCTTGTCGGTCGCTTCGAAAACCCTAATCATAGATGCACCTCCCTATATGCCAAGGGGGCGCATCGCTGCACCCCCTTGAGCGTTCAATCTTTATACGGCCCTAAAGCTCGATGCCGTAAATGTCCTTGTAAGCCGCCTTTGTGGCTGCTTGGTACTTCTTCGGGACGCTATCAAAAGTGCGAAGCCCCTTGAAAATCAAGCGCGCGTAGATGTATCCCATGGTTTAAGCCCCCTCTACGATTCCCGCCACAGCTTCCTGAAGCTCGCTGATTTGCTCTGCGTTGATTTCGTCCTGCCCCTTCACGCGGTTGGTGAAATGGGCAACGACGTTCTCGCCGTCAGTCTCGGCATTCACGGAGACGGGGACTAGATGCTGCACCGTGGAGCCGTCGAACGTCGCGCCCTTCAGGTTATCCTCGGTGAACTCGGCGCGGATTGCGTCAAGCTCCGCGAAGGTTGCGACGACCGCCACGCAATCGAGTGCTGTGCTACCGTCAGTGAAATTGATGGTCTTTCCGTCTGCGAGTTTGTAAAGCTTTGACATGGTTTCTCCTATTTTCCTTCTAAATCATCAGGGTCAGTATATATCCAAGATACTGCGCCGTATAGCGCGTTATTAGTTCCGGAAGGCGCAACCCCTGCGTATATGTACACATAAGGGTCATCATTGTCTTTACTCGGAACCCAAATTTGGCCAATGTTGTTGCTTTGCCTGTGTACCAACGGGCTGTAAAAATTAATGTCAGGTCTAAACTTTTTAGGAATTGCGTCAGTCGACTTCAACGGCGTTCCTACGCTTACACCAGTAATGCCAGCAACTGTAAGTGTCGCAATGCCTCCTCTGGCATAGAATGCAATTTTGCCGCCCTTCTCCGCGCCATCGTATAGCAGGAAGTACGCACTCTTGGATACGGAGTTCCCGATGGTAGCAAGCTCACCCGTTACCGTCGTGGCGGTCGAATTGGAATCTGAGATGGCATTGCCCTTGACGATGGCGCTCTTGACCTTGCGCAGAATGCCGTTGACCACCACGTAATCGCCAGCCTCGTACGCCTGCGAGGCGGTGGCAGAAGATTCCACCGCCGCGCTCGGGACGATTTGGCGCTGAAGCGAAATGCCGTCTGAGTTGTTGACGGTGTACGTGGATGTGGTGTCATCTGTGTATCTGATTGTGTAGGTATCGACTGAGCCGGTCGTGCCGGTCTTTTCGATGCTGGCGATTCCTCGCCCGTCTTTTCCCTTGACGTTGCCGATTAGTGTCTTTGCCATATCATCACCCCTTTGTCACATAGTATAAGTTGCCAGTCGATGAATCGTATTCGAAATCTGGCACCTTGTCCGAATCCGAATGGTACACCCAGAGGTTGCCGTCCGAATCGACCCCCATGTTGAAAAGGCCCGACACTGGAACCGATACCGTGTTCCCCGTATCGCCTTTCTCACCCTTCTCGCCGTCGCGCCCGTTCTTGACGTAGAAACTGCTCTCGGTTCCGTCCGTCATCTTGACGGTGTAAGTGTCAATCAGGCCGTCGGTCGCAGTCTTGTCGATTGACTCGATGCTCGCTCCAGCTTCTCCTTTGAGCAGCATCACCTTGACGGTCTCGTCTATCTTCGCCATTTAAACACCCCCTAGAAAGTAATGTCCTGCATTATCTCGATAACGCCGCGCATGACCGTGAAGACGTCGCCGTTGCAGCCGATTTCAAAATCGTAGAAGTATTTCCCGGGCTTCGCGCTGGCCGTGTCGCCCGGAGCGACCCGCACGGTGTACGCGCCCGGCCCCACTTTGGAAACGCCGTCCGAAAGCGACTTTCGAAAAAGGAATCGGTTGTCGCTGCGGTTGGATTTGCAGGTGAAGTAGGCCCGCTCCAAATCCTGCCCGAAAGGCGCTCCCTCTTCGTCGTAGACCTGCACATTGAAGGAAAGGGTATCGCCGCGCGTCATGCGGATGTACTTGTCTTCCATAGCGAAATTAGTCCGCATCATATCCACCTCGAAAAATCTTCGACCTTGATTCCGGTAACATCGCCGTGCCATGACATGACGTTCTCGCCGACGTTCAGAGCGAGGTCTGCATAATCGCCGGTCACGTGTCGGTTCATAAGCTCATTGCCACGGTATGCGTTCATTTCATCAGCATCTATCGTGATGCTGCCGCCTTCGATTGAGAACGACAGCACCGTAACGGCGTTGATTGCCAGCTCGACGTTCCCGCTCCCGTAGACGGTGACGGTCGGCCTTGACACGACGTTCCCGCGATTCGTCAGCGCGATTCGGTTGAAGCTGTCGCTCGCCATTGTGACGCTCAGCGTGAAGTCTACCGAAGTTCCGGCCTTAATGTCGAGCCACAGTGCATCGTACTCGGCGCTCGAATCGGCCGCTGCCGTCATGGTCGAATCGCCGTCGCTCTTAAGCTCCATGTACGAGCCGCCGAAAGACCTGTCATTCGACGGTGAGCCGTCGATGAGCCTTAGCGCGCACCCGGCAGCGCTGCCGCTGGCCGAAGCGGTCATGGTGTAGCTTCCGGAAAGCGACATGCTCTCGATTGGGACTTCTATATCGACATCGCTCGTTGCCCTGCCAGACACCCTGATGCTGCCGTCGCTCGAAGTGACCGTTATGCCGAACTTGCTTGCCGTCGAATCCTTGGCGTGCAGGAACTGGTTCACGATATCGAAAGTCCTGTCAACTGCGTCATACTTGAACGGCTGGACGTGCATCTTGACCTTCGCCGTTCGGAACCTCACCAGCCTCTCGAAGTCGATTTGGTCGAGAATCTGGTAGCGGTAGTACTTGTCAGGCTCGTTGCAGAAAACGACCTCCCCCTCGGAATCGAAGAACGAGATTGCATCGTCGATGTCGAAGTCACCGTGAAGGCCGATGCTCAGCTGCTTGTCATAGGCGGAATAGCCCAACTTCGTGACGATATCGCCGTCGCGCCCGTCGATTGTCTCGATGGACGTGCGCATTTTCGGCTTGCTGATTGGCGGGAGGGACTGGATTATCAGCCCCTTGACGCTCGTGCTCTTCTCGCCGTTCAATTCAATGTAGTTAATCACATAAACACCTCCTATTGTGCGTAAATCGCGTTCGTGACCGTTCGCTCGACGAACTTGCCAGCCACCTCGTCGTCGAGCACGATGTGGACGCGCCCGAGGGCTTCGATGACAGCATCGACGACGCTGGGATTGGCTACCGTCCCAGCTGCGGGATAGCCGCCGTATGCCATCTGCGTGTCGCTCACGAAAGCCGATGGGTCGGGCATGGCGTCCTGCATCTGACCGACGACGCTGCCCATCTCGTCGGTGAAGCCCTCGCCGATGCCCTGTGCGATGTACTTGCCGACTTGGTCGCGGAACAGACGCGAAGGCGAGTGGATGCCTAGGGCGTCCTTCATGCCGTCGAGGATGCCGGACGCGAAGCTCTTGACCTTATCGGCCAGCCATCCAGCTGCACCAGATATTCCGTTCCAGATTCCGCGCACAATGTCACCGCCGATGCTGAGCACGCGGCTAGGCAGCGAGGTCAGCCCATTGACCACCGCGTTGAACATGTTCCTTGCGCCCTCAGCGCCCTTGCTCGCCATGTTACCAGCCCAAGAGCCGAGGTTCGAGATGACGTTGCCAAGGAAACTTGCGATGCGCCCGGGCAGCTGCGAGACGAAGTTGACGGCGTTGCTCAGGAATTGCGAACCAGCTCTGGTCGCGTGGCTGGCCATGTTCGATGCCCAGCCAACGACGTTGGAAATGACGTTGCCAAGGAAACTTGCGATGTTCGTGGGAAGGTTCTGGATGAAAGTCTCGACATTGTGGACGAATTGCGAACCCGCGAGCGCTGCGTTGCTCGCCATGTACGAAACCCAATCGGTAACCGTGTCGATGACGTTGTTCAGCCAGTCGGAGAACATCTGCGGCAGCTGCGAGATTGTGGTGCCGAGGTTCGAGAAGAAATCCCCGATTGCCTGAACCGCATCGCCGATGAAGTCCTTGATGCCGTTCCACACGTTCATGACCGCATCTCGGAAACCTTCGTTCGTGTTCCAGAGCACGACTATCGCGGCGATAAGCCCGGCGACAAGCCCGACCACCAGCCCGATTGGGGACGAGAGCTGCGCTGCGTTGAGAAGCTTCTGCGCCACCGTCATCCCCTCGGTCGCGGTCTTCCAGCTTTTGAACGCTGTGACCAGCGCTTCGACCTTCTGCGCGACCATGATGCCGCCAAGCGCAGCGGAGATTCCAGCCAGCAGCGGAGCAATCGTCGGCAGGTTGTCCTTTAGCCACGATATGCCCTTCTTGATTGGCGGGATGACCTTGGAAACGCCGTCGCTGATTGAGTTGATGAAGCCCGTCACGTTCTCGGAGCCGATTGCATCGTAAATCTGCATGAGACCATCGGTGACAGCCGCCTGCATGTTTCCCATCGCGCCCTCGAAAGTTGACGTGGAAGTAGCTGCCTGCTGCGCCGCGTCGGTGAAGCCCAAATCCATAATCGCCTGATTGAACTCGTCAGCCGTGATTTGACCTTGCGCCATTGCGTCGCGGAAGTTGCCAGTGTATGCGCCGTTTTTCTGCAACGCTTCCTGCAGCTTGCCCGACGCGCCGGGTATCGCGTCCGCGAGCTGGTTCCAGTTCTCCGTCGTGAGCTTGCCGGCGCCCGCCGTCTGCGTTAGCACCATCGCCACGCTCTTGAATGTATCGGCGTTGCCGCCAGCGACGGCGTTCAGGTTGCCTGCGGCCTGCGTAAGCCCCGTGTAGTCCTGAATGCCGTTGGCAGCGAGCTGCGCGGTCGTGTTCGCAACCGTGTCGAGGTCGTACACCGTCTGGTCGGCGTACGTCTTCATATCGTCCTTGGCTTTGGAGATTGTCGAATCGTCGTATCCGGCGAAGCTCATGGTCGATTCGAACTTCTTCAGGGCATCGGAGGAGTTGATTGCTTCGCCCACAAGGCTCTGCACGCCGTTGATTGCCGACATGACGATGTTGCCAGCGAGGTTGGCGATAGCGCCCTTCAGGACGGTGAACCCGCCCTCGGCGTTCCGCGCCTTCTCGCCCGCGTCCTCGACCGATTCGCCGAGCTTTCCGCTTGAAGTTGCGGATTTGCCCATCTGAGATTCGAGGTCTTTGATTTCGCTCGCGGTCTTGTTTATGTCCGTCTGCGCGTTGTTCATCTGCGTGCGCATACGAGACATGGAGCGCTCGTTCTGGTCGTTGGCCGCGGTCGATTTATCGACCTGCTCTTTCAGCTTTTCGACAACTTCCGCCTGCTGCTTGTACTCGGGCGAGGTAGTTCCAAGCTCGCGCCCGATGCGCTCAAGCTCGGACTTCTCGCGGTTGTACGAAGCGACCAGCTGCTCGTGCTTCTCCTTGTTTTGCTGGTACTCGCTGCCCATCTTCTCGTACTGCTCGCGCAGCACAGAGAGCTTCGCCTTCTGCTCTTCGAGTCGATGGGTCAGCGCCGTCTGCTTTGCGGTCAGCGCTTCGATGCTCGTGTCGTTCTTGTCGTACTGCGAGGACACGAGCTTCAGCTCGGATGAAACCTCCTTGAGATTCTGCGTGATGTTGCGCAGCGCGGCGCGGTACGCGCTCTCGCCTTGCAGCTTGACCGCGCCACCGAAACTCGCCATATAACCACCCCCTAGTTAAAACCATTCCTCGTCGCTCATGGACTGCGCTTCGAGCTTGGCGTACGTTGACCCGCTCGACCTCAGCCGCGTCTCTATGTCGAACGTGTCCTTGTACGCTTGGTAGAGCGCCCGAAACCGTCTGAGTGTCAGTCTCCCGACTTCCTTGTCGGACGAAAGCCCTAAGCGCGTCCGCCCGATTAAGTAGTACCACGCGAAGTTAATGGTCGGGTCATAATCGAAAATCACGTCTTCGTCGTGGACTATGCGTTTTTTGAATCATCTGCTGCGGAATCGACCACCGTCTGCTGCACCTTGCTCGTCACGGATTCAAGGCCGACAGCCGTCAGGATGCGGGCCACCTTGCGATGTGTAAGCGGCTTCTCGTCGGTGCCGTCCTCGTCGTTGGCGATTTCGATTCCCTCGTTAATCATCTGCGTAGCCCCGAAAACGAGCGCCTTGATATTAGGCTCCCCCTCTTCAGGCTCCACGAGCTTGCCCCACGCTTCGATGCTCCCGTACTCGTCCTGAATTGCTTCCATGACGTTGAGGTCGAAGGCTAGCTTGTACGTCTTGCCGTTGTACTCGATTACCTGCAACTTGCTTTTCATGTAGTTCCTTCCTCCTTAAAACAATGGGCCACGGCGATTGCCATGACCCATTATCGCACATATGTTCCGGCTATTATTCCGTTGCCTTGAGCTTGTCCTTGACCCAAGAAACGGCGGCTTCCTTGGTGTCGAAAGTCTGCGCCGCAGACCAGTTGCCATTCGCAAGCTGCGCCGCAGACCCCTCGATTTCAGGCGTCTTGAAGTCCACCTTCTCGCCCTTCGTCTGGTCTTCCTGCGACGGTTCGCTGAACTTGACCTTATAAAGGAACTCGCCCTTGTACTTCAGGGCGCCGTTGACCATCTTGGTGATGACGCGACCGAGGCCGATGTAGGGGGCGACGTCGTTGGCATTACGTACCATCTCGCCATTGCCTGACACGCCGTCATTGACGGTGTGGCCGAGGATTGGCGCGAAAATCGTATCGTCATCGTCGGCAACACCGAGCGTCACGGAAGCGCTGTTGAAGCTCTTGTCGGATTCAGCAAGAGCGTCCTCGGCGTAGAGCGTCGCGTCGTTGTTGGTCACGGAAACCTTGCAGGAAACCGCCTTGCCGAAAGACCTCGCGCCATCGTAGGTCGGTGCTCCGTCCTCGGCTTCGGTGAGCTTCGCCCACCAGATGTTAGTAAGGCCGATTTTTGCCATCTAAATCCCTCTTTCCTTTGCGAAACTGAGCGTCACGTGAAAATACCCCGTGTCGCTCTCGTACATGTCCCCAGAAGAGCGGGACGGCTGCCATGTCCACCCCGCATCTTCGAGAACCTTCTTGACTGCTTCGACGAGCGCCGCGTGGTTGCCCTTGCTGTAAACGTCGAAGTCGTAGTAGGTGACGTACCCCAGCAGAGAATCGTCCCCGGCATATGAGCTATCATCGTACTCTCGACTGAAAATGACGTAAGGCTCGCCGTGTCCCTCGTAGGTCATGAACCGCACGGGAACCTCTTTGCCGTTGACGGTGAAGCCGTCGAAAATCTTGACGATTTCAGCGTTCATCGGCTCACCCCTTCGGCAGGTACTTGTCCTGCACCTTTTTCATGGCCGATTCGATTTCGCTGCTCACGAAGCTGCGACGCATGAAAGGATGCCGTGGATACGTCGAATTGCTGCGCCCGTATTCGAACAGGTTGCACACCAGCGGCGCTGGCGTTCTCTTCCCGTCCTCGTTGGTGAAGTAGCCATAGAACGCGACCTTTGTTGCAACGCCGTCATCGGAAGGTGTCTTGTATGAGCGGGTCAGCTTCAGGCACTTCATGATGCCCGACTTCATGAAGCTCGACGGGACGTTGGCCTTGACGTTCGCCAAGACCTTCTTCGCCCCCTCGCGCGTCATTTCCTTGAGCATCGTGTCGGTGCTTTTGTCGAGGAACTCGAACTGCTCCATAAGCTCGGTCGGGAGCTGTTCGTCGAATGTTGCCATCAGTGCGTCACCTCCTTCGCCTGAATCTCAAGCTCGACGTTCGCGTAGTTGATGTTATTGAGATATTGAATCTCGTATCGCCTACCGTCGAAAAGCACGACCATGTCACGGTCGATTTTGGTTGTCGGCGGGTAGCGAATCGTGAAGTTCGTCGTTGCCGCCTCAAAGCTCGTGCCGCTCTTGATGAGCGTGTACCCGCGAGTCGTTCTCACGCTAGCGTAGGCTTCGAGGATTGGTTCGTCAACCGTGGTCGGGAACCCTTCCGCGTCGTGCGATACCTTCGGCTTGACGATTTGGATTCGGTGGTCGTACTTGCCTGCGTTAATCATCGTGCATCACCGAGGGGAGAAGGTTGACGGAGTGCATGTCGAGGATGCTCTGCACCATGCGGTTGACGTTCGCGGAATCGACATACAGGGCGCGGTTGTCGTACATGTCTTGGCAAAGCACCAAGAGCACCGGTACGAAGTCCTGAGACTCGTCAAGCTGCGCGGTCGTAAGACCCGTGTACTTGCACATGTAGGCCGTAGCCGCGCCGATAATCGTATTGAGGAACCCTTCATCGGAAGGTGTCACCTCGCCGACCCTGAGAAATGCCGCAAGGTCGGTCGAAGTGACCTCCGAGACTTTCGCAATCTGGTTCATCTAATCCCCCCTACTCTTGGGGATTCGCGTCCCCAGACTTCTTGGTGCTCCTGCCGCGCTTGGGCTTGACCTCTTCGATGTATCCAGCCTTCAGCAGGTCGGCCACCAGCTCTGCGTCATCAATCTCCCGCGTCTCGCCCTCATGCATCGAGATTGCGCCGCTGAAAGACTTCAGCGCCCTATGCACTGGCCATCACCAGCTTGGCCAGCTTCTGGGCGTCCTGCACCTTTGAGTCGAACTCGAACCAAGCGACAACGCCAGTGGCGTGCTCGTCGGCGTACTTCTCACGGAGAACCTGCGTTGTGATGTTCTCAGAGAACTTGGTGGCAAGGCCAGTCATGTCTCCGTAGTAGATGGCAGTGGCACCCTCCGCAATGTTCGGCATGTTGTCGGACACGTACACTGGCTTGCCGAGCAGCGTGGAACCGAACTCAGCCGTGATGTCGTCCTGAAGAAGGTAGTGACCGTCGGAACCCTTCAGAAGTCGGAGCGCCGTGCGTGTCGCTGGGGACATAACCCAAATCGCGTTGTTCTGGTAGACGTCCTTGATGGAATCCTTCAGCTTGACAACCTCGTCGGCGGTGATTGCGGCCTGAGCCGCGGCGGTCACGGAGTTTGTGAGCTTGGAAAGGCCCTCGACCTTGTTACTGGTGCCGATAAGAAGCTCGTGCTCGATGAAACGCGCGATATCCTCGCCCATCTGGTTGACAACGAAGGAAACGATGTCGAACTGGGAGTTGTTGATAAGCGAGTTGCTAATCTTGGAAAGCGCACCAGCCAAGAAGCCGTCGAGCTGGATGTTCTTGAACTTTCCGTTGGAAGAGGTCAGCGGGGTGAACTCCTCGGCATACGCGACGGTGATGCCGCCATCCGTGGTGTCGTAGTACGGAATCTGGAGCTTGCCCTTGACGTTGTACTTCTGGGACTTCTCCAGAATCGGCGAAACGTCGTAAACCTTCTTGATAATCTGCTGCGCGATAGTGGTCGGGATGACCGAACCGTTGTCGGTCTTGGTCAGCTCGCCAGCACGCTCGTGAACGACGCGGCCTCGGATGAAGTTCTCGAAAGCGCGGGTGTCCTGCTGCCCCTGAGTCGGCTTCGGCTCGCCGCCAGCGGGTGCAGGCTCCTGCTTCGACTTCTTGTCCTTGGAATCGTCAAGCTCGTCGCTAATCTTGAGCGCCTCCTTGATGCGCTTGACATCGTCGCGGATTTCAGCCAGCTCTTCGGCCTCGTCCTCGGTAAGCTCGCGCTTGTTCACCTCGGCGTCGGCGAGAATCTTCTCGGCCTTCTCAATCTTGTCGTTCTTCAGCTCCATGAGGTTCTTGTAGCTCATGGCTCGGGTGTGGTAAATCTTCGGCATGTTAGCCCTCCTTCATCTCGGCAATCATTGCCTTGTACTTGCTATAGTCGATTTCCTGCTTGGTTTCACGTGAAACATCGTCGGGCTTGTCCTCTCGCGTTTCACGTGAAACGTCGTGTTCATCATCGTTTGCGTCGAACGCATCGGAGACGAACATGCTGTCCTCGGAATCCTCGCTGCGGGCCATGATGAGCGTGCCGTCGTAGGCTGGCACCTTTGAGCGGTCGAGGATGGATACCTCTTGTAGGTCGAGGTCGTTCACCTCGCGGGTGAGCATGCCGTTCTCGACGCCGTTCTTCACGTCGCGGTCGTAGAACCCAAACGACCATCCAACCAAATCGCCGCGCTTCGCCATCTCCATGACTTCCTTGTCTGAAATGGTGCATTTTGCGCGAAGGCCGATGTTGTCCTCGGTCAGCTCGAGGTTGCCCTTCTTGGTACTGCCGAGGTCGCGCTGCCAGTCGTGGTTGAGCAGGACATGAACGTCGTCGTTCCTCTTCAGGGCACGCGCGAACGCGCCCTTCTTGATTCGCTCGATGAACTTGCCCATGCGCGAAAGCAGCGGCTTGCTGTTTCGCTCAACGGCGTTGACGTAGCCCTCGATTTCGACCGCGTCTTCACGGATGTTAATCTGCATTTGCTTCACCCCCTTGCGCCTGAATTGCGCCGCCAGAATCCGAAATGCCAGCCGCCTTCGTGGAGTCCGTGTTCGGGGTGTACGTCTCTCCCGTGGCGGTGTCGAAGAGAACAGAGCCGAGTCCGAGGTCGATGAGGTCAAGCCCCTGAACCTCGTTCATGTTCTCGTTGCGGCGCATTTCGTTAATCGTCATTATGCCACATTCTTTTGCAAGCTGGTACGTCTCGTAACGCTCCTTGAAGCTCGCCTTGATGATTTCGCGGCTGTCGAATGCGAAGAAGTAATTTCGCTTCTCGCGCTCAAGGAGAAGGTCGCGGTTGAGCGCCGTCTCGAAAGCCCTCACGATTGGGTAGATTGCGAACTTCCACGTCTCCTCGAAATTTTCCTTGATGTGGAAGATGCCGTTAATCTCGTCGGCCATCGTACGCTTGTTCTCGTTGAGCTGCATCTCGGTTGAAGTGCTCGACGCTTCCTGAAACTCCAAGCCGTTGTTCAGAACGACAACGTTTTCCTCGCTGTTGCCGTAAAGGTTCGACCATGCGCTCTTGAGCGCGTCGATTTCCTCCTGCCCCAGCTTGCGCTGCGACTTCAGGAACCCGCGCTTGTTTCCGCCCGCCTTCACCAACCCCAGTTGGTACATGAGTGTTTGGTATCCCGTCTCAAGGGCCTTTGCGACCTCGACCGTAAGTCCGACACCGCTTGCGCCGTCCTTCGTGTTGCGCAGAATCTTGATGAACTCGAAGGGCTTGTACGTCCCGTCACCGACGATGATGTCGTACGACTTGTAAATCGGGTCGCTGTTGATGTTGATGCTCACCGCGTCGCAATTAACGTAATAAAGGCCCGTCACGTCGTTTCGGCTGCGCTCGATGTAGCAATAGCCGCCCTTGCCCATGAGGTAATCCTCGACCATCGCCTTTTTCAGCTGGAAGCCGTCCAGCGTGTCACCCGTGTCCCCGTTGAGCATATTCGTTCGTGGGTCGTTCTCGACCTCTTCGACCACACCCTTCTTGGTGCGGTACAGGCGCACCGGCATGCAGGCCACGGCGCTCGTGATGAAGTCAACGGCGCCAGATACTGCGGGCAGCATCATCGCCTTGTCACGGTCGATTGGCTCGTTTGCGAGCAAAGCACGCAAGAGCACGTCGTTCACCGTGCCGTCGTTGCCGATTATGTTCTCGGCTGAGCGCTTGCGCTCCTGTCTGTTTCTGAACCACCCCATATAATCCCCTCCTAGATGACTTGAACCGTGAAGTCGGGCATCTGCCCGAATACCACGTCCTGCTGTAGCAAATATATCGCGTTTATCAGGGAAACCACCATATCGACCTTGCCCTTGCTCTTCTTCTTGTGGACGTACATGTTTTTATTCGTGTCATACGAGCAACGCGCGTTCTGGAAGTTGATTTCAAGCAGTTTGTTGTCGGTGTACTCGAATTCCTCGTTCAGCACCTTTTCCTTCAGGAGTTTCGCGGGGCTGTGGAGCACGCTTGAATGCTGCCTGATTTCGACGGTATTGTAGCCTGCTCCTTCCAACTTCTGCGCGGTGCTGAGCGCGTTCCATCGGTCGTAGCCGATTGCCTGAACTTGCACGCCGTACTTTTCCTCGATGCCGAGTATGAAGTCCTCAACCGCCTTGTAGTCGATAACCCTGTCACCGCAGGCGATGCACTTCCCAGCCCTGACGAACTCGTTGTAGTCGATTTTCTCGTATGCGTTCTTCTCGGGTATGCGTCCCTCTGGAACGAAAGCAAAAACATCAGCGAGTATGTTGCCGTCATCGTCGGCGGCAACCATCGCCACGGCAGTGTTGTCGTTAGTCTCCGAAAGGTCTAGCCCGAGATACACGACGCGGCCCTTCCAGTCTATGTCCGCGACCTTGCAAGCCTGAACGTCCGCAACATCGATGAACGTCTCCGTGCCCTGTCCCTGATAGATGATGTTGCAGTGCTTGGTGAGGAAGTTCTCGCGTGCCGATTCTACCGCGATAGCGTAGGCGCGTTTCTTCTTCAGGTCTTCCCAAATCTCTGGTATTTCAAGCGAGACGGGGTTCGCCTGACGCATGACCAAATCGTCCGCCATCCAGTCCTTGGTTTCGTCTGGCTCGTAGAGCAATGCGAACAACGTATCGTCATCGGCAATTCCGTCGAGAACCTTCTTGGCGTATGCAACCTCGTCCTCGAAAGGGTTGTCAATTGTCGGGTACTTGGTCGAGATTATGAAGCCTAGCTTGTTGAGGATGTTGAGCTGACCTGACTTCATGGCTTCAATTGCGTAGCTCGTCGGCAGCGCCCCAACCTCGTCCGCGCAGAACGCACTCGGGAGTCGGCCATCCATCCTCGATGTCGAATAGCTCAGTGGTACGTATGTCGAACTCTTGGGCTTGAAAGTGATGCAGTCGCGCAGAATCTTGAAACGTTTGTTTCCCTTGTACTCGTACACCAGAGGGGACGAGCGCAAGGTCTGCGCTATCGCCTCTCGAATCTGCCTTGAAAGCGCCCCGTCTGGTGCGACCGAGAAGAACTCCGCAAATCGCGGCTCTGTCAGCATGAGGATGATGAAGATTGTAGCAATGGCATACGTCTTGAAGTTCTTGCGGGAGATTTCCATAAGCCCGATTTCGTAGCGGCGCTTCTCGGGGTTGTCGCGGTAGACGGTGCAGAGAACGGCGATGTAGAGCAGCCATTGGTAGCCGGTGGTGCATTCGTAAAGCGTCTGCCCAGCCTTCAGGCCCTTCGGCATTATGAGCAGCTTGAGGATTGACTCGACCTGTCGAATCTTCTCGTCGCTGACGAAGTACTTGTCGCTCTTGCCCTCGCAAACGTCCATCCAAAGGCGCATCTGCTTACGCACGTATCGCGGTGTGGTGTCAGCGTCTATCGCACGCTTGCAGTACTCGTAGCCCTTATTCACCGCCATCGCTGCCACCGTTGATTATCGCCATGAGCGGGTCAGAGTCTCGTTCCTTGTCCTCCTTGGCGAATCCCTTGATGATTTTCATTAGCGTGGTAACCGTGCGGTTGGCGCTGTCAGTGGTCCTGTTGTACTCGGTCACGGCTGGGTTGACGTAGATGTTGGCGCGCCCCTTCACGTACTCCTTGGTGACTAGCGTCCCCGTTTCCTTGATTGCCTTTTCAAGCTCGCCGAGGTTGCTCAGCTGCACCTGGTAGCGCTTGAATGTGGTCACGAAGAAGAAGTTCGTCTGCACGCCAGTCTCTTCCGCAATGCGCAGAATCTCAACTGCCTGCTCATTTAGCGATAATTTCTGTTGCATGTTTTACACCTCGTTTAGCAGTTTCGCCTTTTGCCCAGTGAAGTTTTCCCAACGCTCTATATCAATCGCGGGTTGTTCGCATACGGAATCAGCGAATCAGCGTCCATGTAGGTTACTTTTGTCTTGTTCATGCTTTGAAAACTCCCTTCTCGATGTTCTGAAAGCCGCTATGGGGGAAACGCTCGAAAGAATCCCCGATAATCGCCCTTATTGAATGATAATCGCAGTTTTTGACCGATAAACCGCCGTTTGCCAAAAAGGCCGGCAGATTGGAAATTTTATCTCTGTACTGGGGCTTGTTGATAGCGCGGCAGCGCGCCCGAATTCCCACAGGGTAGGGGGGGGATTGGCTTGCCCTAGGTTATCCGAAGCGTTCCCCTATGCCCCTACCTTAATAGCCCTCAATCCTCTTGGCCGCAAGCCCTCGCAGGTATTCCTTCGTAAGCTCACCGGCGTCTGCCATCCTATGGTGCAGCCTGCATAGGCACACGAGGTTGCCGTCCTCAATCAGCCCGTCCGGGTCTTCCCTGAGCTTCTCTATGTGGTGGACTTCCAATCCCTCGGTCGTGACCTTCCCTCGGTCTCGGCATACCTCGCACATCCAGTGCGCATCGTCTCGTACCTGTAGGCTCTTCCTCTTTCACCTTGAGGTGAAGCGCAGCCTGTCTGCTCCCGTCCTCTCGTACCTGTAGGTCGGCCTCTTCATCGGGCATGGCTGGCCGTATGGGTGAATCATCCCGCAGCGAGGACAGCTCCTGTATGCTCCCATGTGCGCCCCCCTTCAATCAGCAACGGGTCCC